ATGCTTCACCAGTATTATCAAACGCACCACTTAAAGATGAGAAAGTAAAATCATTACCAATCTCTTGTTTCCTTTCATATGTTCCAGATACACTAGAAGGGTTAATTGACCATACTTCTGAACTAAGGTGGTTATCGGTCAAAGGAGGAGGTGTGGGAGGACACTGGAGCGATGTTCGTTCAGTATCTGATGTAGCTCCTGGACCAATACCTTTTCTACATACTGTAGATGCGGATATGACTGCATATCGTCAAGGAAAAACTAGAAAGGGATCGTATGCTTCATACATTGATATATCACATCCAGATATTGTAGAGTTTCTTTCTATTCGTATTCCTACAGGTGATGTGGGTAGAAAGTGTTTGAATTTACATCACGCAGTAAATGTCACTGATAAGTTTATGAAAGCAGTGAAAGATAATAAACAGTGGGAATTAAAAGATCCGAATGATGATACAGTTCGTGATACTATATCTGCAAGAAAACTATGGGAAAAAGTTTTAGAAACTAGATTTAGAACTGGTGAACCATATGTAAACTTTATTGACACAGCAAACAAGTATTTGCCACAAGAACTAAAAGATAAAGGTCTGAAGATACATGGTTCAAATCTTTGTAATGAAATACATTTACCTACTAATGAAGATAGAACAGCAGTTTGTTGTCTGTCATCTTTAAATTTAGAATTATATGATGAGTGGAAAGATACAACAATTGTACAAGATCTTATAAGATTTCTTGACAATGTATTACAATTCTTTATAGATAATGCACCAGATGAAATTAGTCGTGCTAGATATTCAGCCACACAAGAAAGATCATTAGGATTGGGTGCGATGGGATTACACTCATTGTTTCAAAGAAGAAGAATTTCTTTTGAGTCACAAGAAGCAAAAGAATTAAATGAAGAAGTTTTTTCTCTTATTCAAGAAAGAGCAATAGAAGAAACTTTGGTATTGGGTAAAGAAAAAGGTGAAGCACCAGACATGAAAGGATCTGGTCGTAGAAATGCTCATCTACTTGCGATTGCTCCAAACGCAAACAGTTCTATGATTGTTTCTTGTTCACCTTCAATTGAACCGCATAAAGCAAACGCATACACACATAGAACAAGAGCAGGTTCACATCTAATCAAGAACATTTATCTAAGAGATGAACTTGAAAAGATACACATGAACACACCAGAAGTATGGACTTCTATTATTACTAATGGTGGTTCTGTTCAACATCTAGATTTCTTAGATGATGAAGTTAAAGAAGTATTTAAAACAGCAATAGAGATAGATCAAAAAGTAATTGTACAACTCGGTGGAGACAGACAAAAACATATCTGTCAAGGACAATCACTTAATCTATTTTTCCCTGCAGGAGCATCTAAGAAATATGTTCATGAGGTGCATTTTGAAGCATGGAAAACTGAATGTAAGGGTTTATATTATTTAAGAACAGAAACATCTCATCGTGCTGAGAATGTTTCAGAAAAAGTTAAATTAGAAAAATTAAAAGACTACAAGCAGGAAGAAGACGAGTGTACTGCTTGCCAAGGATAAGGAGAGAATAGATGGAAGTACAGATTTACACAAGGACTGATTGTCCTTATTGCGTTGATGCAAAACAGTGGTTCAACTCATTTAACATAGATTACATTGAACATTGTATGGATGACGAAGATGAAAGACTTTCGTTTTTCCAAAGAATTAATAACAATAAAGAACAACTGGGTGTTGCTCAAGCAGTAAATACTGTACCACAAATATTCATAGATGGAGAAAGAGTAGGCGGATATAGTGAACTACTAAAGAAACAAGAAAGTATTCTAAAGAAAAGAGGTGGTAGTTTAACAACTCAATCTGAAACATACAAACCATTCTTTTACCCATTTGCTGTTGACTTAACAATCAAGCATGAGAAAGCACACTGGATTGAAGACGAGGTTGACTTGACTGAAGATGTAACTGACTGGAAGATGAATAAAGTTACACCAGTAGAAAAAGAATACATTACAAACATTTTAAGATTGTTTACACAATCTGATGTTGCTGTTGGTCAAAACTATTATGACCAATTTATTCCTAAGTTTAAAAACAATGAAGTAAGAAATATGCTTGGTTCTTTCGCAAATAGAGAAGGTGTCCATCAAAGAGCATATGCTTTATTGAATGACACATTAGGTTTACCTGATGAAGAATATCATGCATTCTTAGAGTATAAAGAAATGGCAGATAAGATTGCATTTATGCAAAAGTCAGATGTAACAACTCACAGTGGTCTAGCACACGCATTAGCAAAGTCTGTATTTAATGAAGGTGTTGCTTTGTTTGCATCGTTCGTAATGCTATTGAACTTTCAAAGATTTGGTAAGATGAAAGGAATGGGTAAAGTTGTAGAGTGGTCTATCCGTGACGAGTCTATGCATGTTGAGGGTAACTCTAAACTATTTAAAGCATTTTGTTCAGAGCATCCTAAACTTATCAATGATGAGTTTAAGAAAGAAATTTACATTATGGCAAAAGACATTGTAAAACTTGAAGACAAGTTTATAGATCTCGCATATTCTATGGGTGATATAGAAGGGTTATCATCTGAAGATGTTAAGAACTATATAAGATATATAACAGATAGAAGATTGTTACAATTAGGTTTAAAAACTACATTTAAGATTAAAGAAAATCCACTGCCATGGTTGGAGTGGGTGTTGAATGGTGCCGATCACACAAACTTCTTTGAAAACAGGGTTACAGAATATGAAGTTGCTGGATTGACAGGTGACTGGTCTGATGCCTATGAGGAAGAAGTTGCGTGAAGATAATTGTAGTATGTGACTCTTGCGAAGCAGAGTACAATATAATTCATGACATGAACGAAAGGAACTATAAACTTTCCTTTTGTTCATTTTGTGGTGGGGAACTTGAAATTGAAGAAGATATGTTAGAAACTTTATTTACAGAGGATGATGAAGATGAATGGGAAGGGTGATAAAAGAAGACCAATGCAAATAAGTCATGAAGAACTGGCTGCAAGGTGGGATGCTGTTTTCAATGGCAAACCAAACGCAAATTTGTTAAACTTAGATTCTAAAGAAGAAAAGATAAAGGAAGAAAAAAAAGAAACTGAGGAAGATTAAATGTGGTACTATCGTGATGATGAGTTTACCAGTGAAATGATTGGAGATTATGTTGGATTTGTTTATGTAATTACCGATCTAAATAATAAAAAGAAGTATGTAGGAAAGAAACTTTTTAACTCTACTCGTAGACTTGCTCCACTAAAAGGAAAGACTCGTAAAAGAAAAGTGACTAAAGAATCTGACTGGCAAGATTATTTTGGTTCAAGTGATGAAGTTAAGACGATTGTTGAAGAAAATGGTAGAGATTCTTTTCATAGAGAAATCTTACATTTATGTAACTCTAAAGGTGAGATGTCTTACTTAGAAGCACAAGAGCAGTTTGATCGTAAAGTTTTACTTTCTGATGAATATTATAATGGTATCATAAACTGTAAGATACATAGAACGCATGTGAGAGGACTAAAAGATAATGACTGATTACATAGAACAATATAAGCAATACCATAGAGAAAATAATAATTATTCTGGCAACTCATTACCACCACAAGCAATACATATACAAGATTTAATTATTGATACTAAATCACAAACAGTATTAGATTATGGTTGTGGTAAAGGACATCAATATACCAAGTGGAATATGCATAAAGATTGGGGTTTGATGCCTGAACTTTATGATCCAGCAGTTCCTGAACATGATGTGTTACCTGATAAAAATTTTGATGGTATTATTTCTACAGATGTAATGGAGCATATACCTGAAGAACAAATACCAGAAGTGTTTGAATATATTTTTAGTCATGCAGACAAGTTTGTATTTTTAGGTATCTCAACAAAACTAGCAAAGGCATTGTTACCAAATGGTGAGAACGCACATTGTACTGTTAAACCAATAGAGTGGTGGACAAGTATGGTAGAAAAACATGCACCTAAAAGAGTGTATACACATATTAAAACATATGGTGAGTGTAATAATTATCACATTTTAAATGAAGATCTTTACTTCGAAATGTTATGAATAAAATAATTACACACTGGACTTTCCCACTTTTCACATTACTAATTTTATTATTAGTACAAATCAAAGATCCTATTGTAACTGAAATAGCAAGACTTAAACAGTTTGATTTACTACAACAACTTGACAAACCAGTTATGTCTAATGATGTTGCTATTTTAGAAATTGATGAAGCATCAATTGAGAAGTATGGTCAGTGGCCATGGAAAAGAACTGTGATGGCAGATTTAATTGGGAAACTAAGATATTCTGGTGCTCATGTAATTGTACTTCCTATACTTTTTTCTGAAGAAGATAGACTTGGTGGTGATGGAGATCTCGCCTATACTATAAAAGACAATGGTATAGTTATAGCACAAGTTGGTTCTAATAACGCAAATAAGAATGGAGTTGAACGAGGTGTCGCAAAGATAGGCGATCCTATACCATATTTGTTTGAGTGGAAAGGTATGCTTGGACCAATACCAGAACTTGGTCAAGTAGCAGATGGTGTTGGTGTAATCAACAGTGTACCTGAAGTCGATGGTGTTGTTCGTAGATTACCACTACTCATGAGGGTTGGTGAAGAAGTGTATCCATCTGTCGCCTTAGAAGTCCTCAGAGTCGCTGTAAGGGATCCTAGTTATCAAGTTAAGGCAAATGAAGGTGGTATTGTTGCGATGCGAGTTCCAGGATTTACTACTGTTAATACAGATCAGAATGGTAGAATCTGGTTAAGGTGGAATAAACAATTTCAAACAGTATCTGCTTCACAAAATGACTTTTCTGAGTTAGAAGGCAAGGTTGTAATCATTGGTACAACAGCAGAAGGTATCGGTGGTGTTGTTGCTTCCCCCACTGGTGAACAATACTCACATCAAGCAATCGCCACATCATTACAGACAGTTTTAGATGGTGAGAATATACAAAGACCATATTGGGCAAAACTTGCAGAAATATCTTTAGTGTTCTTTATTGGTATTTTAATTATAGTTCTTACAAGATTTACACCATACTTTGTAGTTGGTTTAAGTATAATCTTATTGTTGGGTGGATTACAACATCTTACAATAAATCTTTGGCAAAATAATTTATATTTGTTTGATATTACGATAGCATCCCTTGTCGTATTGTTAGTTGGAATGCATTCTATCTTTAATCGTTTTATTTTAGAGTTTAGATTAAAACAACAAATTAAGAAACAGTTTGAAAAATATTTAGATCCTAGACAGGTAGCAATACTCATAAAGCATCCTGAGAAACTTAAATTGGGTGGTGATAGAAAAGAGATGTCTTTCTTGTTTATGGACATTGTAGGTTTCACACCAATATCAGAGTATTATAAAAACAATGATGATCCAGAAGGTCTTGTTGAACTGATAAATGAATTTCTAAATGAAGTAA